AGGATGTCACAGCTCGACAAGGTAACTAAAGGCCGGTTCCAACGACCGTATGCGATAACCGTATTCGGTCCAGACGGCATTGGCAAATCGACGCTTGGAGAACAAGCGCCACGATCTATATTTCTAGGGCCCGAGGTAGGGACATCAAACCTAGACGTGAGCCGCTTTCCAACGCCTGAAAGCTGGAGCCATATGATATCTGCAGCCAACGAGCTAGTAACGGCAAGTCATGACTACAAGACCTTGGTACTTGACTCGCTCGATTGGTGTGAGCCGCTCCTCTTCAAACATATTTGTAGAGAGTACAACGTGAGCAGTATTGAGCTTGCAGCAGGTGGCTTTGGCAAGGGCTACGTGATCGCCCTGAACTACTGGCAGGAGCTCAAAGACTGCTTTGAGAAGCTCAGAAACCTTAAGGGCATGAACATCCTGCTCCTGGCCCATAGCGATGTCGTGACATTCACCGATCCCCAGACGCAGCTCAGCTACCAGCGCTATGAGATGAAGCTACACAAAAGGGCGTCAGCCTTCTGGCGCGAGTATTGTGATGCGGTTCTGTTTGCTAACTTTGAGACTTATACAAAAAAGTCTGGCGAAAAGATGATGACCTACTCTGATGGTGCTCGCATTTTGCACACCGAACGGCGACCGGGTTGGGATGCTAAAAACCGTTTCGGGATGCCTCTTAAGATCGATCTCTCGTGGGGATCGATTGTCAATGCGATCGACAACGCCGCACCGATGAGCCTTGAAACAGTTCGCCAGAGAATCGATGGGCTCCTCACCTGCGTTACCGATATCGAGCTGAAAGAAAAAGTTATCGGTGCTATAGAAAAAGCAGGCGATAACGTAACTCAACTTAATGCAATAGCTAACCGGCTCTCGATGAGACTCGGGGAATCTTAATTTAGAAAGGAAATTTTGAATGTCTACTCTTTTGCAGCCAGGAACCTACAAAGGCCAGATCCTCGATTATGGTATCAAAAAAACGAGCAAAGGTGATCCGTCTCCTACGATCGCTTTCGAAGTTCACGACTCAGCAGGAGTCGTGCACAAGGTCTATTGGCAAGGTAGCTGGAACGGTAAGGCTCTCGATCTCACGATGGAAGCTCTCCTCGTGTGCGGTTTGAAGTCGCCGCAATCGCTCAAGCACCTTGCAGAAGGCAACATCTCGGGAGTGCTCGATCGCGAGCTGGTCCTCGATCTTGACATCGGTATCGAGGTTAATTCGAATGACCCTTCGAAGAAATATAACCGCGTGAATTGGATCAATCTGAGCGGAGCTGCTAAGTTTAAAGATGCGATGAGCATCCAAGAATTTGCGCCTGAGATCGAAAGCCGTGGGCTCATTGTCGATCTGATGCGAGTAGCTCAAGAGAAGGGTTATGACCTTAGTAAGACAAGAGCATCTTCAGGGTCTAACGCAGAAATACCCTTCTGAACCCGTAGCGAGAGAAGGCGAGATGATATTCATTGTTGCGATCGTCGCTATTGTACTGGCTGTCATGCTGCATGAGATGATCGCAGAGGTGCATCGGCGGCGACCGGATATCGATATCATCCGCTTGATCGCTTTTCTGATGATGGCTTTTTTCTTGGGAATGGGCTTTGTGGGGATAGTGATAGCGATGCTACGATAAACCTCTTATGTAGCCATACAGTCGAAAGTAAATTGATACATCGCTATCTGAATCAGCATGCCTTTTTCAGATAGCTTTTTCAACCGGGAACAATATGCCACGGTTTATGCTCTTTATTTACCTGAGTTCGGTGAGCTGGATTGCTTTCGTCATTGGCTACTATGTAGGCCACGCGCACGTTACGCGCAAGGTTTTTAAACTCTCGTGCGAGAAAATAGAAAACCGCCATGATTATGAAGCGTGCACGCGATCGGTGCAGAGCTTCCTCGACAAGGATCGACCATGAAGGCTAGGCCCTATCAAGCTGCAGCGCTCGATGAGATTAGATCCCTGTATGCGCAAGGCACGAAGAAGGTTTTGCTATGGCTGCCAACGGGCGCCGGAAAGACTTTTTGCTTTTGCGATATTTTGAAGTCTGCCCACAAAAAGGGCAAGCGAGCGATCATGGTCGTTAGCGGCGCCAGTCTCGTTGATCAAGCTTCGGTTCGTCTCGATATGCAGGGCGTACCTCACGGCGTGCATCAAGCCAATCATTGGCGGCGCATGCCAGACGAGCCAATTCAGATCTGCTCGATTCACACGCTTTATAAAAGGAAGATCGTCCCCGATGCCGACCTCGTCGTGATCGACGAAGCTCATCTCGCAGCGAGCCCTAGCTTTCTCTGGCTCTTTGACCACTACAAAGACGCCTTCTTTCTGCCCGTAACGGCAACGCCATACCTCAAGCGTGGTCTGAGACACATAGCCGAAGCGATCGTGCATCCGATATCTATGGGCGAGCTGATCGAGCAGGGTTACCTAGTTTCCGCGCGCTACTACATACCGTCTAAGCTTGACCTGTCGCGTGTCGAGATCGACTCAACGACGAAAGACTATAGGCAATCTCAGCTTGCCGAGACGATGAAAGATGCTGCTTTGTACGGTGACATGGTCGACAGCTACAGGCGCTATGCAGAAAACCGACCATCGATATTGTTCGCCGTGAACGTCGAGCATAGCCTAGAGATCGTCGACATCTTCAATGCAGCTGGCATTGCCGCTGCTCATATCGAAGCCAGCACGCCAGCTGCAAAGAGAACCGAAACGATCCAAGCCTTGATAAACGGTTCGATCAAAGTCTTGTCGAATGTCGGCATTCTAACAACTGGTGTCGATATTCCAGCCGTGAGCTGCATCATCATGGCTCGTCCAACGAAGTCTTATAACCTCTATATACAAGCTCTAGGGCGTGGAACCCGCCCGCATCCTGGTAAGAGCGACTTCATCGTACTGGACCATGCAAATAATATTATCGAACACGGTTTGATCGAAAACGAGCGGAAGGTAAATCTCGATGGCGTTATCACAAAACCGCCTGAAGAGGCCATCGTTATTTGTGCCGAATGCTTTTGCGCGTTCAGTCCCTTTGCTGTCAAGCCTCGCAGCTACTCTTGCCCAAAATGTGGTCATGACAACCGGCAGAAAAAGATAGAAGAGGAGCCGCGCGAAAGAAATGTAGTTACCGACACCCATGCTGAAATGGTAGAAGTAAAAACCCAAGAAGACATCCAAACAGCTCGCATCGAACGCTACATCCAAGAGCAGGTCAATCGAGCGCGAGCACGTGGCTACAAGCCAGGCTGGGTCTTCTTCCGGGTGAAAGACCAATTCGGCGAGAAGGTAGCGAAGAAGTATGGAGGAAAAATCAAAGCGAGTTTCATATCGGCTGAATCACGATATCTTGGTTTCACGGATCATCCTGGCTTTGAGTGATACGAACCTATGTAGATGCTGGCCGCAGGAGACGGGCGCTGCGTATCGTGACGGCAAATTGATCCACTACGGTCTAAAAGGATCTGCTGATATTTCAGGCATCATGCGCGATGGGCGGCGCCTAGAGGTAGAAGTAAAAACAGGAAAAGCCGTTCAGCAAGATAACCAAAAAAGATTTGAGAAAATGATAAAACAAATGAATGGTGTTTATTTTGTAGCACGTTCCGTCGCAGATGCGATAAAACACATTAACGATGCAGCAAATACTTCGCGAGTATGACGGGAACGACAGAGCCCGTCGGCTGCATCCCATTTTCTAAATCTGTTTCGCCTAATCTGTCTAAGGGACGTTCATGGAAGAACTTCGCTCGCACCTTGCAAACCTCTCATACGCATTCCCATCGCTGATCCTCGACGGTCACATTCATCGGGCGCCGCGCAACGGCTCTCGTGATTCGGCCTGGATGATCGGCTGGATTCATAACTACATCAAGCGTCCTGGGCAGTATTGCATCGCAGCTTTCGGCGACTGGCGCACGGGGGAAGAGCATCTCTATATCCCCTCTGAGATCGGAGGCGCAGAGAAAAAGCTTGCTCAAGAAGTAATCAGCGAAGCCAAGAAAAAGATAGCGGCGCAGAAAGCCGTGATGCAAAAAGAGGCAGCCGAGAAAGCTAAGACACGGCTATCGAAAGCTCTCGACGCAGGATCGACGCCCTATCTCGAACGTAAAAAGCTCGATGGCCTCTACGGTGCGAAGGTGCAGGGCGACACCATCATCGTCCCGATGCGATCGATCGACGGTACGATCGTAGGCTCTCAGCGAATCACGGCCAAGGGCGAGAAGTTTTTCGAAAAGGGGCAAACAGTCGATGGAGCCTGCCATATAATCGGATCGATAAACGATGACGTGATCGTGTGCGAAGGATACGCGACCGGCGTGTCGATTCACATGGCGACGAGGCGCGACGTAGTGATCGCCTTCAATGCTGCAAATTTAGTCAAGGTCGCACGCGCTATTCGCATCGAGCATCCGGACGTAAAGATAACCGTGTGTGGAGATGACGATCGCTTCACAGTGATCAATGGCCAACCGCACAACGTTGGGCGGGAGAAGGCGCAGAAGG